GGCATGAACGGCATTGTGTTTGTGGACGATAGCTTAGTAGTTTCACTTCATGCTACCAAGGTTTACGGCACTATTGGCATGGTTGAGGTTATGGTCAAAGAAGAACTGGAATAAGGGTAAGTCCCTATATAAATAATCAAGATTTCAAGATACAGTAGCTACATCAACACATTTTTAGGAGAAAGTAATGCACACAATCAATTTTGAAGCCAAAACAGGTTCAGGTGATGTAGAAGTCAAAGTCACTATGTCTTTCAAGGCAGACAAGTATTCATCTTGGTCTGAGAACATTGAGATGGTTACCTACAACGGCATGGACATCATGGGCTTAATGACAGATGAGCAGTTTGCTGACCTTGAAGCCAAAGGCGTTTTAGCCATTGAAACCCAACGTCATTGGGAAATTGTGAACTACGAGCCATGAATACTAAATTTGTATGGGCAGCCATACTTTTAATGCTCATGGCCTTTTGGTCTTGGGTTATCTACATTGCAAGGCATATATGACTGAAAACCAATCAAGAAATGACACTTTAGAAGAGGTAGCCAAAGAAATTGAAAAAATGACTGTTTTTGGCAAAGACACAATTTCAAGCTTTGCTATCCTTATTCGGAATTTAAAGGTTTGCCCCCCATGCTATGGCAACTGTAACCAAGGCAGAAATTGCCCTGCAAGGAAATAAAAATGATGCCACAAATAGACATTGGCGCAAGATTCTCTAATCACAGGTTCAAGCTTTGTACAAAATGCGACATAAGCAAACCCCCTGAAGGTGGGATTGACATGGGGCATAAGTGGATCTGCCAATCGTGTTGGAACAAACGGATTACAGGCAAATACCTTAGACAGAACCAAGTAAAAAATGCGTAAACGCACTAAACGCAAAATGTGGAACCTGATTGACCCAATCCAACATGGGATTGTGGGGGCAGCTATCACCCCTAGGCAAACCTTAGACAAACTGAGAATGACAGAATATTCCGCATTGGACGCAATGACCAAAGGCGCAGGTACAGTGCAGGATTGGCGCACTTTAGTTGATGTGCTTAACCTGTCAGAAGTTATGGCCAAAGGCGGGGTTGGACCCGAGGTATTGCCTGTATGTGAAAAAGCCCAAGATGCCCTGCATAAGGCGGCCATGCGCTACCAAGCAACCATGAAAATGGGTTTAGATGGGCTTGGCATTCAAGCAATCAGGGAACTAATCGAATATGCAGACCTCCAGCAAGGCAGTATTTGCCGAAGTGAGTTTGAGAAGTATGTAAAGAAAACCCGTGACTACATCAGATCCAATAACGACAGGGTGGTGGAAATCGTATGAGTTTTATGGACAATCTCTCGCCCGAAGTGCTGGAAAAAGCATGGGAAATCATGGAGCAAAGGCGCAAAGAAGCTTTATCGAAGAAGCTTGGCAGACCTGTACTTGATTGGGGTGGAAAGCGCAAGGGCGCAGGTAGACCTAGATATCTACCCTACAACACCATAGTAAAAATAGAACTCAATGCAGTCCAAAAGAAAGTATTGGCTGAAATGGGTGATGGCAGCATCGACAAAGGCATAGAAAAGTTAATCAACGAGGCAATGTAATGGAAAATCCCGCACACTTAGCAATCAATTTCATCCTGACAAACGCACCTAAATATGCCCAATCAAAGGCTACTCGGGTGCAATTAGAGGAATATCGCAAGTCCAAAAAGGCAATTCTCATGTCAAACGAGGAGGGTACATTGGGCGCAAAAGAAATGTACGCATACGCCCATGCAGACTATGTTGCGCTACTGTTTGAGATCAAAGAAGCAATAGCCCAAGAAGAGGAACTCCGGTGGAAGCTTGAAGCTGCCAAGCTACGGGTGGAAGTGTTTAAAGTAGAAGAATATACGAAGCGCATGGAAATGCGTTTGTAATGTACAATAAATCATCGGCTACCTTTAGCGGGGGAAAAGCAGTTTGAACCACTGTCTGCCGATGTTCTTTTGGTTCTTCATGTGAGGTTCAACATGGTCACTCAAGCTCAACTCCATCATTTATTTGCTTATAACCCTGAAACAGGAATATTTATTCGCAAAATAAAAACTAGCAATTCAGTTAAAGTTGGCGATATTGTTGGTTCAGACAATGGTCTTGGATACATTAAATTTTGTGTCAACAGCAAACTGCAATTTGCACATCGAATGGCATGGTTATATGTCTACGGGTCAATTCCTAATGTGAACATAGACCATATCAATAGCAATCCGTCTGATAACAGAATTTGCAATTTACGATTAGTAAATCAATCAGAAAATATGCAAAATACTGGCAAATGGAAAAACAATACATCTGGATATAAAGGTGTTACTTGGGCTAAAGATAAAAATAAATGGTGTTCACAAATATGGAAAAACAACAAAAAACATCATTTGGGCTTTTTTGATAAAGCAGAAACTGCTTACGAGGCTTATTGCCAAGCTGCTAAAAAACTGCATACACATAACAAAGTATTGGAAATGAAGCTATGAACAAAGAAGACATTATTCGCATGGCACGAGAGGCTACAAAAGAAGCGCCTCGTGAAGATTGGAATTCAACAGCATGGGTATTTGGTGATGAAACACTTGAACGCTTTGCCGCCCTTGTCGCTTCTGCCGAGCGTGAGGCGTGTGCAAAGGTGTGTGATTTTAGGGCGAGGTCATATAGCAACGAAACGGATATGTGGGCTTACGAGCATGTAAGAGAAGCCAAGATATGCGCTACCGCAATCCGAGCAAGGGGACAATCATGAACAAAGAAGATCTCATTAGTAAAGCTAAACAAGAAGATGAGATTGAACTAATTGAATTTGTTAAGCTAGCTATACTAGAAGAACGTGCAGCATGTTTAAAAGCAGTTGAACATTCATTAACACACCACTTTATTTGGTATCCTGAAGGCTATTCAATTAATGCTAACAAGATAGATGATATCTACAAACACCAACATAAACGTTGTGTTGATGCTATTAAAGCAAGAGGACAAGTATAATGTTTAAAATGACTTGTAGTTATTGTAGTAAAATGTATTATGTAGGTGAAGGATGTGAATGTTGGAAACAAAACGTTAAGACATATACCCTTTATAAACCACCTTCCCCTGTTGGTTATTGGTTACTGTATGCTGGATCAACACCACATACTGCTTTTTCTATGTATCACAAACCTACAGATGAACAAATTAAAAACACTGAAGAGTTACTTGGTTGGACATGGAGAGATGCATGAATAAACTACGTCTATGTGTAGACATTGAGACTAATGGTTTCATTCCAGATGTAAATAAGATCTGGTGTCTTGTTGCTGTTGATTCAGACAACGGGAATGTCTATTCATTCTCAGACTATGACGATGAGCTACCAAGCTTATCTGAAGGTCTTGACTTCATATCCAAGGCTGATATCGTCTTTGGTCATAACATTATTGGTTATGACCTTGTAGTACTAGACTATATCCTTGGATTCAAACTACCTGAGACAGTTAAGGTAGTAGACACATGGATCTTATCCCAACTAAACCAGTATAGGCGTGAGCATAAACATGGTCTAGAAGGATGGGGTGCTAAACTAAACTATCCTAAGCTTGACTTCACTGAATTTGATAACTACAGTAAAGAAATGCTTACATACTGTATCCGAGATGTTGAACTCAACGTTAAGGTATACAAGGTACTTGCTGAAGAAGCTACTAACTTGATTCGTAAATACCCATTGTACAAGAAAGGTATCGAAGTTGAAACAGAGTTTGCCAAGATCGAAGCTGACATCAGAGCTAAAGGCTGGATGTTTGATATGGCTAAAGCTCAGACACTCTTAACAGAGATCAACAACAAGTTAGATGCTATTGAAATGGTACTTGAACCTAAGATTGGAATGAGGTGTATCAAGACAGATGGAAAAGACGAATTCAAAGAACCCGCATGGCGAAAAGACGGGTGCTATACAGTCGCCACTGTTAAACACTTTAATCTACCGCAAGAGTCGGGAAGAACTGAAAGACCTATTGAAGGAGCCTACTGTAGAATCTCCTTTGAACAAGGTAAAGTCGGATCAATCGAAGTAGTTAAAGATTGGTTGTATTCTATTGGATGGGTACCTGACGAATGGAACGTGGAGAAAATCAATGGTAAGTTTGTTAACAAGTCGCCTAAAATTACTGAATCTTCTCTTGAAAAGCTTGGTGCTGATGCTATGCTTGTTAGTGAATACTATACAATTAGAAGTCGTAAAGGCATTCTTGAAGGTTGGATCAATGAAGTCAGGAACAGTAAAGACAATCGTCTTCATGGTCGCATGTGGACTATTGGCACACCTACTTTTAGGTGTCGTCATGAAGTCGTTGCTAATCTCCCTTCTGTTGACTCTGTATATGGGAAAGAGATGCGAAGCCTTCTTGTTTCCGAAGCAGGAACAACCATTGTCGGTGCTGACTCGGCTGGAAATCAGATGCGTGGTCTTTGCCATTACATACGGAATGATGAGTTTACTAATGAGGTAATCAATGGAGATGTTCATCAACGAAATGCAGATGCTCTTGGAACTAGCCGCAAACTTGCTAAGCCTTTTCTTTATGCTTTCTTGTTCGGGGGTGGTGATGGTAAGCTTGGTCTCATACTTACGGGCAAGACGGATGCGAAGACGGGTAGAATTGCTAAAGAAAAGTTTGAAAACTCAATCCCAGGATTAAAAGAACTTAAGGATAACCTATCAAGTCTATTTGATAAGACATCTAATACATTTGGTAAGGATAAAGCCTTCATCAGAGGTATAGATGGTCGTATGGTATTCGTAAGCTCTCAGCATCAAGTACTTAACTACCTATTACAAACTGCTGAAGGTGTCAGCTGCAAAGCGGCAGCAGTATATCTCAGAGACAAACTAAAAGAACGTAACATCCCACACTACTTTGTGTTGCACTATCATGATGAAGTTGCTGTTGTAACTAAAGATGAGTATGCAGAAGAAGTAGCTGAGTTATCTATCGAAGCATTCACCGAAGCACCTAAGTGGTTTGGTATCGAGTGCATGGGTGGTGACGCACATACAGGTAAAACATATGCAGAGGTACACTGATGATTGAATCAGATGATCAATTCGACATTGCAATCATTGATGCAGATAGTATTATGTATCAGATTGCTTACATGCAACCATCTCCAGCGTTATGCCGTAAAGCTCTTGACGATAAGTTAAAAGAGATTATGACTAACACTGGAGCTATTAGTGGTGCAGTGTTTATTAAAGGTAAAGACAACTTCAGGTATGAGGTAGATGCCGCATACAAAGGTAATCGTAAAGATACCATTGAACCTGAAGTTAAAGATCGTATTGACGATCTGTATGAGTATTGTAAAGACTTTAGTATACAGTCAGATGGTGGTGAAGCAGATGATTACTGTGGTATTGCCGCTGAGTTAGCATTACAGGATAACAAGCGTTATATTGTATGCCATATAGATAAAGACTTAGACTGTATTCCTGGATGGCACTATAACTTCCGCAAGGATACGCTATACTACGTTGAACCAGAAGACGGTTACAGGTTTCTTATGATGCAAATCTTAACAGGAGATGCTACAGATAACATCCAAGGCTTAAGAGGTGTAGGACCAAAGACAGCTGAGAAGCTTATCAATGGTGTACCTAATAACCTCTTGTGGTCAAGGGTTATTGACATCTGGAAAGAAAAATGTGGTGATAATTGGGAACCTTTCTTTTTGAAATGTGCTAACTGCATATACATCAGAGAGAGTGATGAAGACCTTAAGCCACTATCATTTGAAGAACTAAAGGAAAGATTATCATGGAAGATTACGGACACTGGATTGCCCTCACAGAGCGACCAGCCAACGCCTTCGGATTCATCTATGCAGTCTTTGGACCAACTGGAAGACAATACATCGGAAGAAAGCAACTCATAAGTGAAACATCTAGACTACCAGCAGGAGCAAAGCGCAGAGTTAAGACTCGAAGAGAGTCTGATTGGAGAACTTACACATCCTCATGCAGAGAACTACTTGATGATATTGAGTTATACGGACTTGAAGTTTTTACTTTTGTTATCTATGACTGGGTATACGGAAGAGGAATGCTTACATATCGGGAAGTGCAGGAGCAATGGCAATGTGAAGTCCTTTCAAGAGATGAAACACCTGATGGAGAACGTCTCTGGTACAATGGAAACATTGGAGCAGTAAAGTTTTTAAAACCTAAATCATGAATAAGAATAAGCCTATTAAACCACTTGAAAAAGAAATCCCTTCATTAAAAGAAGATTTCAAAAATCAATTCAAACGTAAGAAAGAAACTCAACAAGAAGCTAAAGATCGAAGAGAACGTATTAGAGAGTATAAAGACAACAGAGACTGGAACTAATATATGTCAAGGTGGATTCATACCGCTTGCCCTAAGTGCACCTCATCAGATGCTTTTTCTTATAAAGAAGATGATGAGTTTGGATACTGCTTTTCATGCTGCAAGTCAGCACCAACAGACCCTAACTTTAAACCAACAGTTTATCACAAAGAAAACTACAATATGCACACAATAGAGGAGATCAAAGAGTATGACACAAGAGGATTCCAAGAAAGAGGTATCACAAAACCCGTATCAGCTTACTACGGTGTTAAAGTTTCGTATGCTGAGGATGGTACTATCAGTAGCCATTTTTATCCATATACTAAAGACAATAGCGTTGTTGCCTATAAAGAGCGTAAACTACCTAAGACCTTTATTATTCACGGTGAGTTTAAAGGTGTACAGTTATTCGGTCAGAATGTTTCAACGGGTGGTAAACGCATTATCATCACGGAAGGAGAGCTAGACGCATTAGCTGTAGCTCAAGCTCAACATGATAAGTATGGTAGGTTCTACCCAGTAGTAGCATTACCATCTGCATCAGCTACATCAATGATCCTTGAACAACGTGAATGGTTACGTAACTTCGATGAAGTAGTATTGATGTTCGATCAAGATGATGCAGGAAAGAAAGCTACAGATCAAGCCGCTAAAATCATTGGCTATGATAAGGTTAAGGTAGCATCATTACCTGAAAAAGACCCTTGTGATGTACTGATTAAGCATGGTTCAGCTACCTTAATGAATTGTATCTTTGATGCACGATCATTTAGCCCTGCTGACGTAGTTAAAGGTGAAGCTATCTGGGAACAATACCAGAGAGTTAAATCAACAGAGTCGCTACCTTACCCTCCATGTATGGAAGGTCTCAATGAAAAACTAAAAGGTATGCGTCTGGGTGAGATTGTTTTGTTTACTTCAGGCACAGGTTCTGGTAAGAGTACTGTAATTAAGGAAACAGTTCTAGAGATCTTAGACAAAACTACTAGCATGATTGGTATGGTATCTCTAGAAGAATCTGTTGGTGATACCGCACAAAAGTTTATTGGTATGCAACTCAAAAAGAATATATCTATAGAAGATGTATCCGATGAAGAACAATATGAAGCATTTACTAAAGTATTTGGTGACGAACGACTAGTGTTACTTGATCACCAAGGTTCTGTAAGTGATGAATCATTGATAGATAAGATGGAACACCTTGCCCTAATGGGTTGTAAATATATTATACTAGATCACATTACTATTGCAGTGTCTGAGGGTAATGACAAAGGTAAATCAGGTAATGAAGCTGTTGACTCGTTCATGAGCGACCTATTAAAAATTGTAAAGAAACATAATGTCTGGTTAGGCGTTGTGTCTCACCTACGCAAAACAGGTCTGGGTCAAAAGCCTTTTGAAGAAGGTGCTATTCCGTCAATGGATAGTATCAAAGGCTCAGGCTCTATTAAACAAATTTCATTTGACATCATTGCTTTTGCACGTAATATGCAAGCAGAAACTGTAGAAGAAAGAAATACTATACAACTTGCTGTACTAAAAAGCCGATTTACAGGTAACACAGGTATGGCAGGTAAAGTATGTTATAATCCTGATACAGGTCGGTTATTTAAAACTGACTTTGTTGACTTCGAATAACTAAACAAAGAAAGACTTTAAGTGAATCCGTTAAATTATTTAACAGAACGAGTGTCTAAAGTCGTAATTAACAGCGATAAGATCTACAATGAGGGTGCTCGCCTTCTAGCACACTATCCAACATGGGAATATGAACTTGAAAGATTTATCAACGAGTCTTGGGATACCCTCCTTAGATACTGCATTCGTAACAAGA